TTGAACTTTGGCATCACGATATTGACGGAGGACATCCAACAAGGCGCATGGACTGGCCCGTTACCCCGGCATACATCAGGGCATTTGCGCAAGCCGAGAACGTTAGGCTTCGTGTAAGTTGGCGCGTTAATGGTTTCTGGGGTGAGGTATACCGATTAGGAGCAAGTTGGCCAATAAAGTATGAAGATGATGGAGATGTCAAGACTTGCCGACTTTCCGAAAAGCAAATTCGAAGTATGGAACTTCGAGAAAAGGTACTTGATGAGCTAGAACAACTTGAGCTTAAAACGATGGGAAACCGCATGAAATTCCCAGCCAAAAGCGGAGATCTTGCCCAGAGATGGTGCAGCGCATACCTCAAAATCACCGTCGCAGATACTGTCATTCGGAACATCGAGAACCTTCGAGAGATTGGAGAGCGCAATAAATTTCCTGCAAAATCAGGCTGCCACCAGGGGCGATGGTGTAGCGGATCCTTAAAGGCACAGGTCGAGAGCGGATTGTACTCAAACATTGACCAACTCCGAGAAAACACAAAAATACTTGTTGTATCAGGAGAGCGACGTGGGGAAAGCGCTGGACGTGCCAGATATAACGAAATGGAGATCCACCGCACTAACGCGATGGCTAAGGCTCACAGGCTCGTCCACCAGTGGAGGGCAGTCATTGATTACACCGAGAGAGACATCTGGGAAGTGCTTAAACGGCATCGAGTTAATCCACACCCTTGTTATTCCGCTGGCTGGAACCGCTGCAGCTGTATGATGTGTATCTTTTCTCTACCGAAACATTGGGCTGGGATTCGGGAGCTTTTCCCGGAGGAATATGAAGCAGTAAAGCATGATGAAGAAGTTCTCGACTTTACGCTGGATAACAAAAAGACCCTGGATGAATATGTCGGAGCTGCTGACAGCTGCGTCAACCGAGCATCCGGAAAAGCTATTCAGCAAATTCTAACTGGTGTGTTTGATGAGTCGGACATTTATGCCGAACCAGGTACGTGGGACTTCCCTGCAGGAGCATTTGGAGGCAGTGAAGGTGGGCCATGCTAGAACAATTGGGGAACGGGGCATTCAGATGTTAAGAGAGATCATCGTTGATTCATTCGCGGGCGGAGGCGGAGCATCGACAGGCATTGCTCTAGCAATAGGTCGCTCGGTCGATATAGCAATTAACCACGACCCCGAAGCCATTGCCATGCACAAGGTTAACCATCCTGATACTGAGCACTATTGCGAGTCTGTTTGGGAAGTTGATCCGCGCAAAGCGACAAACGGAAGACCAGTAGCACTATGTTGGTTTTCGCCAGATTGTAAGCACTTTTCAAAAGCCAAAGGCGGGAAGCCAGTTGAGAAACATATTCGCGGTTTAGCCTGGATAGCAGTACGATGGGCGGCCACGGTAAGGCCTCGGGTGATCATGCTTGAGAATGTAGAAGAGTTTAAGACATGGGGTCCGCTATTGAAAAACGGAATGCCTGACCCAGATAAAAAGGGGCGAACATTCAACGCATTTATTAATGCCCTGAAACGACAAGGTTATCAGGTACAACATAGAGAGCTAAGAGCTTGTGATTATGGGGCACCGACAATTAGGAAACGATTCTTCCTTATCGCTAGATGCGATGGACAACCCATTGTCTGGCCGAGGCCTACGCACGGAGATCCGAATAGTGAGGGGGTCAATTTAGGGAGGCTGAAACCGTGGAAGACAGCCGCCGAAATCATTGATTGGTCAAGGCCTTGCCCGAGTATCTTTGATACAAAAGAAGAAATCAAAACTAAATATGGCACTAAGACTGTTAGACCACTTGCTGAAAATACGATTCGCAGAGTAGCTAAGGGGACCCAGAAGTTTGTTATCGAGAACCCTAATCCATTCATAATACGAGTGAATTATAGCGGGAGTAATTACCATTACTGCAATTCCATCAATGAGCCATTATCGACTATTACGTCAAAGAATGGTTGGGGAATCGTTACACCTTTTCTATCCCAATACCACAGTTATGAAAGTGATGGAGCTAGAGGGCAGACGATTGACAGGCCGATATTAACGATTGACACAAACCCAAGATATGCGCTCACGGCGGCCTTCGTCTCGAAATATTACGGCACGGGTAAAGGTAGCGAATTAAAGGAACCATTGCACACAGTAACAACAAAAGACCGAAATGCACTAATCGAAGCACACCTTTGCATACTGCGCAACCACATGGACTGCAAGGATTTAAGGGAGCCTTTATCTACCGTAACAACGAGCCCAGGGCATTTTGCGGAAGTCAAAACAGTATTAACAAGGATTACTAGCAATCAAGACTTAGGACACTGGCCAGAAGCCAGGGAACTGCTGAATAAATATTGTGGGCATAGCATTGCCAACGATGAAATCTTGTTATTGAAGATCAATGGAGATCTGTACTTTATATCGGATATCGGTATGAGGATGCTGGAACCACGGGAGCTATTTAACGCTCAAGGTTTTCCGGCCAACTACATTATAGATCACGATTCCGAGGGTAATAAGTTATCCAAAGCCACGCAAGTTGCACGTTGTGGCAACGCAGTCCCTCCGCCATTCGCTGATCATCTTACGCGGTCAAATTTACCTGAGTTATGCGGTGAAATTCCTGTCAGCGAGGCGATAACCAAATGAATCAATCCTTAACTCAAAAGACCTGCGAAGAATGCGGACGGGATTTTAATGTTGAAAGTGTGGAGTTATGGGCATACAAGCTCTCTATCAAGGGTAAAACACACTGGTTCTGTCGATGGAACTGTGTGCGGGCCGGAGAGAAGAAACTTAAAGCGTCAAAAAGGAGGAAGGAAGATTTGAACCCAAATAAACCCACGAAGGATGAATTGGAAAAATGCCTTTCACAGGGAATGACGGTTAAGGATATCGCAGCTAAGTGCAGTGCAGGTAAGTCCACGGTTTGAAAATGGAAACGCGATTATGGATTACAGGGGGTTAAGCGGGTATCTGGAGAGACGGCCACGGATACGACTGCTCCACCTCCAGGACGGTCGAGGCCGCCTATGGCTTCTGGCGTCGGTGTGGTGATACCGGGTTCATTCGCGCAGGACATAGCTCTTGCCACACCATTTCTTAAAACGGCAATCGATAATAGCTTACGTGCTGTAGCCCAGGTCGTAAAGGATGAGGTGCTGGCGGCCACGATAGAGGGTAACGCTGACATAACACAGGATTCCCCCACTTTATCCGAGATTGAGCAATTTCACACGGACACTAAGGTGCAGGAGTTGCCTAAGGTGGAGATGGATCCAGTGACACTGGATGAGCTTATGGCTAATAAATTTGTTCCTTTTGTTGAGTACGACCCTTTTGAGGAGCCGCAGTTTAAATCTGTCGCGCAACCGAATAAACCATTGGCGATCACCATGGAGACAGAGGAACCGATCACGCCTAAGGCAGATACGGATTGGTCTGATAAATTCCCGATCTTAACTAAAGAAGGCGCACAAAAATTGCGTGATGAGAATCTAGCTAACGAGCCTGCGGATCCTGCTCCGCGCACTTCCGACGAAACGATTAACGATATTTTTCGAGACTTTAACGCCGTGTTGTTTAAGCTGGAAAGTGTTTATGTAAACGACGCGATAGCGGATGCACAGAAATTGTTCCGGGAGCGTCTACGCGATGAGCTTGCTGATTGGGTGGGCGAGGCGAAATAAAGGGAGGGCAAAAAGTGAGTATTAAGATCAATAACCTAGAAATCGAAAACGTCAAGCGTGTTAAAGCCGTCAAAATGGAGCTTGCCGCAAATGGCCTAACCGTAATTGGCGGCAAAAATAAGCAGGGTAAAACATCCGTGTTGGATGCTATTGCATGGGTGCTGGGAGGTAACAGCTTCAAGCCGTCTGACCCACAACGAACCGGATCAGTCTTACCGCCTAATATGCACATTGTTATGTCAAATGGCCTAATCGTAGAGCGCAAGGGCAAGAACAGTGACTTAAAGGTTATTGACCCGAATGGCAAAAAAGGCGGACAACAACTTCTTAATGAGTTTGTGGGGGAGCTGTCCCTGAACTTGCCCAAGTTTATGCAGTCCACAAGCAAAGAAAAGGCCAATACTCTCCTACAGATTATAGGCGTGGGGGATAAGTTGTATAAGCTGGAAAAGCAGGAAGCGGAAATCTACAGCCACCGCAAGGCAATCGGGCAGATTGCAGACCAGAAAGCGAAGTACGCCAAGGAGCAAGTATTTTACCCAGATGCGCCAAAGGAGCTTGTTTCTGCTAGTGAGCTGATCAAGCAGCAACAGGACATACTTGCGCGGAATGGTGAGAATCAAAGGAAGCGGCAACGATTAAGAGAGTTGCAAGCGCAAACCTCCTCCCTGAATTCCCAGATTGCTGAAATGCAGAGAAGGCTTAAGGAATTGCAAGAAAAATATGATGCAGCGCAGGCAGATCTTGGAATTGCATTTAAGTCAGCGCTTGACCTGCATGACGAATCGACAGAAGATCTGGAAAAGAATATTACCAACATTGAAGAGATCAACCGGAAGGTTCGTGCCAATCTGGACAAGGACAAAGCTGAGCAGGATGCCCAGGAATACCAAAATCAATACGCAGGACTTACGGCTCAAATACTCAATACCAGAGAGGCTAAGACCGATCTACTTAAAGGCGCCGACTTACCACTGGAAGGGTTGTCCGTGGTGGATGGGGAGCTGACCTATAACGGGTTTAAGTGGGACAACATGAGTAGCTCTGATCAACTCAAAGTATCAACAGCAATTGTACGCAAGCTTAATCCGAATTGTGGTTTTGTTTTGCTGGACAAGCTGGAGCAGATGGATTTGGACAGCCTGAAAGAGTTTGGAGAGTGGCTGGAAACAGAGGGACTGCAGGCCATAGCAACGCGGGTAAGCACAGGTCCAGAATGTGAGATCATTATCGAGGACGGCTATGTCAAGGGTGAACCAGAGCCAGTTCAGGAAACACCAAAATGGAAAGCGGGTGAGTTTTAAGTGCAAATATCACGCGGTAAAATCGAAGGTGCTCAGAAGGTCGTTTTGTATGGCGTCGAGGGCATAGGAAAATCAACTTTTGCAAGTCAGTTCCCGAATCCGATATTTATTGATACCGAAGGCAGCACCAAGCATATGGACGTAATAAGAGTTGATAGACCCAGCAGCTGGACAATGTTGCTTGAAGAGGTAAAACAATTTAAGAATATTTCTCAAATCCAAAAATGCGATACTCTTGTTATTGATACCGCAGATTGGGCAGAGCAACTCTGCATAGTAGAAATATGCGCCAAGGCTCAAAAGGATGGTATCGAGAGCTTCGGATATGGCAAAGGTTACACCTACCTAGCGGAGGAATTTGGGAAGCTCCTGAACGCACTGGAAGAACTCGTGGAGTTAGGGATCAACATAGTTATTACCGCTCACGCACAAATGCGAAAGTTTGAACAGCCGGACGAAATGGGCAGTTATGACAGGTGGGAAATGAAGCTTCAGAAGAAAACTGCACCGCTTGTGAAAGAGTGGGCTGATATGGTTTTAATGGCAAACTATAAAACCTATGTCGTGAAAACAGATGAAAGAAAGAACAAAGCGCAGGGCGGGAAGCGTGTCATGTTTACAGCGCATCATCCATGCTGGGACGCAAAGAACAGGCACGACCTAAAAGAAGAGTTACCATTCGATTATACACAAATTGCCCATTGTATTCCACGAAAGGGCGCAGATAAACCAGAACCCCC